TTGTTAAGGTAAATACTCATAAAAATTAATCTTTTTCATATTCATATTGGTTAAAATTCTGGGAATGTTCAAGAGCCTTACTGGAGATTTCCACGTGAGGAGTGAACTTTTTTTTATTCCGTACAAAGCCCGGTCGCCTTCTTTCGATTTCCGATGCGAGGTTAAGAGGTGGCAGGGTGTCAGAACGCTGGGGTTCTGGCACCTTTTTGATGTTGGATGCCGTTATTTTTCAGCGCAGCGAAAAATGACGGAGGCTCCGACTGCAAAAAGTGACAGGTTCACAGGTTCAGACAACCGACACCTCTACCTTTGCATCGAAATCTGAAAGTAGGAGATTGGGATTTGGAAGAAAAAAAAGGTTCGCTACGAACACAAAAACACCGCGTAGCGACCTACTCTCCCCTTTAGGGGCTGGGGGCCTAATGTCCGTTGAACGAAGATACGACAGCACCTGACATATTGACATCGAATGTAGGGAATTTCTCTACGCCGATTGCAAAAGTGTCGAAAGCGTCGGAGCCGTCTGTACGATTTTCAAGCTTATCTTCTTCAGTCTCAGCAAGCTTCTCCCCTCGCTTATCTTTCTTACCCATGTACACGCCTGCCGTTTGGATAGAGAGGAGAAGGTCAGGGTTATTATCTCTATTGAAAAGTAGCTGATGTTTCGCACGTCCTTGAAACATTCGATTGATGAGCAGCTGCTTCTCAATATGATTCCACTGTTTGCCGATGCACACATCATTAACATACCAGCCGTGCGACCTCAAGCCGTTGCAAATCACAGCGTGAAAGTCATCGTTGCCGACCGCATAGTTATTACTGATAAAGGTTGTATCATAATAAAAAACGACTTGACGATTAGGGAAATATTCGTAATATTTACAGAAATCTTCAACAAGTTGAGGAAGTTTGCGTTCATACTTTACGTATAGCGAATTTACGACACGCGCCTTGCCGTCATTCCCCAGCTGCCCGACAACACACCAGTTGATGTTAAGGTTCGCGTCAAAGGTGATGATGAGCGGTCTGTCAGGTTCAAGATCAGCATCCATTCTGCAGTCGACATCCTGAAGCCGTTTGAAATCATAATCAAGGCCGTCGAGATACGACGTTTTTGGCGCAGTGTAGAAATTAGAAGGACGTAAGCAATTATAAAAGCCGTCCATCTGCAGCCCTATACGAAGCCCTAATATTGAAGTTGCAAAGGTGAGCGCAGGCAAGTTGCGTTTCTGATCATAAAAGAATTGTTCGCCCAGAATAGCAAGGTTTTCGAGGCTCGAATACTCTTTATATAAAGTAAGATGCCTACGCAGCTCATTAATGGTAGACTGCAATTCATTGATTTTTTTTGCGTAATACGCTTGCCTTTCTGGGTATTTAGCTGCAGCTTGCTTGACTTTCCAAATTTGAAAGACGAGTCCCTCGACCACTTCGACCAACTCTGGGTCCATCTGCTTTTCGAAATTAAGGAACCATGATCCTGCTTTCGTTACAGGCATATCGGAGGTTATTGTCAATCCGTGATGCAGGAAGCAGTTCCCGAAATACATCTCATTACCTCGATTAGCTTGAAATGTTTCATTCTTAAGCTGCTCAAAATCTATGAATTTTGCTTCGTCAATAAGGATAGCATCAAGCGACATAGAGTTACTTGTACCGCTCCTATCTTGCGAGATAAGTGTCACGTATGAACCATTATAGAACGATACAACATTATCATAGCTTTCAGGCTCCCATATTGGTTTAGCCCAATTTGATGCCTTAGCCGGGCGATGCCCGACGCAATAAAATAAATCTTTCTTATACCCCCAATTATTCAGGTGCATAAGGATAGAAGGCAAGATGTTAGTAAGACCACGCTTGACGGAGGGAACGACAAAGCCTATCGAGCAGCGAGGCATGAACTGTACAAGGTCAAGCATGCGCTTAGCTTGAATAAGACCCTTGCCGATACCACGACCGCACACATCAATGAGGTTGCGCGGAGACATCGCAAGAGAATAATATTGCGCATCATTGAGATAGATTTTCTTCCTGTCCTGTGTCGCCATCTTCGAAACTATTTATATCTTCTTTCACTTCAACAAAATCAGTATATTCCAGATCAGCACCGAACCTCTTTTTAAGCTTAGCAATCTTATCACGAAGACCTTTAACAGGCTTGATGCCGACAACAGAAGGATCATCAGTCGGCTCAATAATAAGCGGTTTAATTTCGCTGTAATCAACGGGCACAGCATCAATTTCACCGACACGATTGTATTTTGCATAATCCGCATTAGCCTTTTCTGCGGACCGAAAATCTTGCGCAGCCATGGCCTTTTTATACACCTCTTCCGTACGTTGATTGAACACATGCCGATGCCATTCTTTCGACTCCTTTTCGATATTCCCGATTAAGATCTTCAGCAAACGCACATCATCATACGCCTCGCGCTGCTTGATATCAGCATTCATATCAAGATCATGTTTCAAGATTTCGCGAGAAGTTTTTTGAGGATAATTCAGCCAAAATGTGTACAATGCCCGAAGACGAAGCAAGCGTTTTACAACGTGTTCCGGCAACATTTTTTCTCGCATCTCATCAATTGAGGCGAAAAGATTAAGTTGATAGTCATCAATATTAGCAGGCAGGCTCATATTTTATTGCAAATCGATTAGCATTCTATTCAAGTCAGAGAAGCATTGTGTAATAGCAGAAGGAGCGCAAGCTTCAGCAAGTTCAAGGTTCTTGCAGCGCAAGTCATTAGCGGTAACCGACATACCCCTCAAAAATGCAATACGTGCAGGATTACCTTTTGTCTGAATATCAAGCGAAAAGACGTCTTCGTCAATATCCAAAAGGCACCCAATCTGAGTCGCCGGAGTCAGCTGACGCGCTAACTCTTCTATCATTTTCAACTGCTCTTCTGTATATTCCATTTAATTCACAACTATTATCAATTATATTTTTCAATCCCTCATATAGCGAAAGGAAAATTTCTTGCGATGTAGAGATAATTGTACACTCAGCACGTCCTCCGTAAGTATTATTTTGACTTGAAGCGACCGAAATAGTCTGTCCAGAATCCGTTTGCACAAGCACTATTTTAGAGTGATTCATGGCCAAATATGCAGCATCAAAGCAATATGACATCAGCTGATTGAGCTTGACCGTCTTCTTTGAAGCTTTTAAGTCTGCAACCATTACAGCACGACGAATAAGTCCCTTTTTACGAAGATTAAGAAAGCCGTTCAAAAACTCTTCGCTCGTTGAAAAAGTCGACACATAGACATCAGCACGCCCAGTCTGTTCGAGTATCCATCCGAGCAAACCGAGCGTGTGAATGCCAGTGCCGAGATAGCACTGCAAAGCAGTACTATTCAGCGGTTTCAGATTCTGTTGTATTTTCTTGCTTATCATCGAAAGAAAGACCTAAAGCAACAAGACTTGTACGCAAGTCATCACCGATAACAGCACCAGCTTTGCGAATAGTATCAACACGCTGTTGCATCTTCGCAAGCAAATCAGTAAAAGCAGCGCGGTCACTATCAGAAGCACCCTCGCCCTCTACAGCAAGCTTCAAAGTAGCAAGCTTCGATTGATTCTTGCTCAAATAGCTACGTGCAGAATTTACGCTGTTATCAAGTATAGCTTCCGTGTTTTCAGTTGAGGGCGTTGTTGGAGTAGTCGTATCAACGACAGCTTCATCATAAGCAGCCATCTGCTTGAAATATTTAGCGTCCATCGACGCGAGCAGCTGAAGCTTATCATAACGCTGACATGAAGGCAAGTCATTCATCGCCTTTAGCTCCTCAAACAAGGCCTTGATATCCTTATAGAGGTTACCGTTGTCAACCCATAGTTGTTGCACCTCCTCTGGCAGTTTATCGTGGTCCTCACGACGGCCTAACTGACGAACAAAGCAAGGCTTCTCGCTATCATCAGAGATATTCACTTGAATAGGAATAACAGGCTTATTCTCAGTATCAAGCAGAAGCGTATCATCATCTGCAGCAGGCTTGCCATTATCGAGAAGTTTTTCAGCGCTCGGAACAACCTCTCTGTCGAGGATATTCACCTCGTCGAGTGTCAAGCCGTCAAGTCTATATTTAAG